TGTCTACTATTTTGTTTTAAGCCGTAATGTATATCTGTAAAACATGCGGCCCTTTTAAAAAGGTTAGCCATATGTTTCCTTACTTACTTGGGTCGTTATCCAATTCTGCTTGAGCCATCTCTCTCATTTCTTTGAGTTCGTTCTCATGCTGGATTTGTCTGCCATAACTTGGTAAGTGACCTTGTTCAATCAAAATATCATCTCTGATTGTTTGATTACGTTTTTCTAAATTTAATACTCTAGTAAAACTATTGTTTACGGTTGCAGTATAATATGCAAAAGGATTATCACTTTTCGCTTCATTAAACTGTAGTCCTATTTGTGCTAATTGCACTAATGCTTGTCCACGCATCTCATCAACGTAAGTGTAACCTCTCCAGTTACCTCTTTGACTGTAACGTTCTACTAATTTCATAAACATCTTACCTAGTTCATTTGTTATACTGCCATGTGTAGTACTAAAATGTCCATTATGTAATCCACCTACCCAGTGGCTTCTAACAACTTCCCTAGGGTTTATTCCATTACTATCTAAGATGTAATGCTTAAACGGTGGGAAATTAACTTTTGCTTTTGAATCAGCAACAGTTTTTGTTGTTTTCTTTCTACCTGGTTCATCTGGAATATGCTCATATGTGGATACACGAAACACCAAAGAATCAACAGCAATAGAGTTTGGATCTACTGCAAATTCTTTCTGTTTAGGTTTTTTAGTCCAATCGCCTTTGGCAATGGCTTCATCATATGCTTTACGAGACATTTTACTGGCTCGATTAATTTGTGCTTGTTTAATGTTTGTTTTATTAATCTTTTTTACAGATTCAACAATTATATCTGGATCTGAATAATTTTCGTCTGCTATGTAACAGTAACTTAGTTTACTCTTATGTATCTCAGATAGAATGTCTTTGTTGTTAAGATAGTTGACTTTTCTGCCTTGTGTCATATATTCTCCTCAAAACTATCATTCGTTTATATTGTATTATACACAAAAACAACTTTAAGTCAATTGTTTTTGAATTGTTTTAATAATTAAAATACGTTTTTATTTATTATGATAAATAATTGCAGGAGAAGTATTATGGCAGATGATTTCATTATAGACGGAGAACCAGTAAACAGAGGTAGTGTTGGAGCCAACTCTATCACAGATTTACCACAAAGTCGACAAGATTTTGGTAAATTCGACTGGAGAGCAAGAATACGACCTAAAAAAGGTGGTGAAGACTTTGCTTACGGAACAAAAAATGCTAAAGGCGAAGATAAGCCAAGTATATTAAGTCCTTTAAAAGACAGAGGTGGTATAGTATTTCCTTATACACCTAACATCTTCTTACAAGGACAAGTTGATTATGACGAACATAGTCAGCATGGTTCTAATTATCCGTTCTATACCTACCTTAATAGTAAACCACCTGTCTTGCCAGTGCAAGGACAGTTTACAGCAAACACACTAGAAGAAGCACAATATTTATTGGCAATATTCCATTTTTTAAGAAGTATAACAAAAGGGTATTTTGGAGACTCAGCAGTAGAACAAGGATTCTATGGAACTCCGCCACCAGTGTTAATTTTTGAATATTTAGGACACTTTGGATTTAACAAAGTTCCTGTCATTATTAGAAGTTTTAACTTCCAATTGCCAGACGGAGTAGATTATGTACCAGTTAGATACAATCACCCTACAGCAAAAGAGACAGTAACTTATATGCCTACAGAAACAGACATTATGATAGAAATGGCACCTCAATACACATTGAAAAAATTAAGGAAACGTTTTGACTTGAATGCATTTACCAGAGGCGAAGACTTTAACAAAGGATTTATCTAATGGCTACATTTCACAGCAATAATAGTTTTTTAAAAAATACACAGGTCACTAAATTTTATTTAGATGTGAACACATTGCCAAAAATTCCTCAGTCGGCTTCCGACGAACTCTATACTATTGAAAGTAGATATGACAAAAGACCGGACCTTTTAGCAAATGATTTATTTGGAACAGTAAAATTATGGTGGGTGTTTGCTTTGAGAAATCCAGACAAACTTATAGATCCTTTAGAAGACTTTACTTCTGGAAAAGAAATATTTTTGCCAAGTACTACAGCAATAGATAGAGTTAGATAATGGCAGTTGACAAAGACGCACATAAAGAAGCAGTAGAAGATGTATATCTAGATGCCGTGATGGGTAACATACTGGACTATTATGAGAATACCAGTTACAACCTTAAACTGTACATGATAGGCGAAGAGGAATGGCTAAGAGGACAATATGCCGCCGAACCAGGACGTACAGTTGTGTTAGCACAGACAGGCGTTACTGGAGTACAGATAGATAACTTATCATTAGACATTGTTAAAGGCCCAGGTTCAGGAAACACATTTGCCACCAGAGCATCTTTCACATTATTCCAACCAAGTGCCGCAGATTTATTAGACCAAATACAAGCCGCAAAATTGGCACTAGGACATGAATACATGTTTGCAGATGTGCCTTTATTTTTAGCAATAGAATTTAAAGGTTATAATTCAGCCATTGACCAAGAAGATGATGAAAGTATAGATGGCAAGCCAGTTTTAAGTAGTGACGACAAATTAAGTGATATTGCTGGACCATACATTTATAGATTACAAATAGCAAAAGTCGGTGTAAGCATAGACAGTACAGGTAGCACATACGATTTTGAATGTCCAGTTGGAAACAGTCATGCTTTTACAGATGAGTATTTTAAATTACCAAAAGATTTAAAAGTGCAAGGCAACGCAGTTGACGAAATGGTCGAAGACTTGGAAGACCAATTAAACAGTTATAGAGAAGAAAATTTAGACGGTGAAGAACATCACGATGAAATTGTGTTTGACTTATCGCAATTAAAAACACAACTACCAGATTTAGAAGTTAGCCATGCAGGAGCAAAAGCGGCAGAAGAAGTAAACAGATTATTGAACGCTCAAGAGCAAGGTGTAAAAACATTAGAAGAATACAGAAAGCGACTTGAAGAATCACCAGAAAGTTTTGATGGTGGTGTAGAAGCAGGCAGTGACTGGTTTTACAATCAAAACATTAATATGAAAGAAGGTACAAGTTTAAATCAATTTTTTACAACTGTATTAGTAATGTGTGATGACTTTTTAAACAAAGCATCAAGAAAGAAAGTTTTTAATGATCCTGAGATAGATGAAAACGGATTAAATTTAGACCAAACATTCACAAAGTGGTATAAAATTGAAGCATCAATTTCATATGAATTAGACAAACACGGAGCGGCTAAGTTTGATAGACGTAGAGGAAAATATGCTAAGAAAATAATTTACAAACCTGTTATATATGATACAGCACATCCTAATCATGAAATATCACAAGCAGAAAATAATTTAAGTGATAGACAAACAACCAAACGTGTTAAAGAAATGAATATCAAAAAAGCATACCATTATCTTTACACAGGACTTAATGACCAAATATTGAGTGCAGACATATCATACAATGCTGGTCAATTACTACTAGCCGCACCAGGTGGTGGTTACATGGGAGACATGTCAACTAATGCAAATAGTCCAACAATGAATACCGATGGTGCACCTGACTTTGATGGAAAAAATAGAGATGCAGAAGTAAAAGCAAAGCAAACAGACCCTGCAGGTGTATTAAGTGAATTAAAAGATAATAAAGATTTCCAACAAAGAGTCAAACAAGAATTGTCATTGTCAGATGATGAGTTTAAAGATTTGATGAACGAAGATGCAAAAAGACAAAACCTAGCAGAAACAATTTTATATGTAAACAATAATGGTAAAGATCCTTTAGGTTATAGAAAAACAGCACAAGGACAAGCAGATTTTCCAGTAGATTTACCTCCTGCTAATCCACAAGCACAACCTTATAAACCAGAAGCAAGTGGTTATTTGTATAGTGCAGACTTATTAGAAGATTATGGTGGCTCTACCACAGTAATAGGTGAACTTGCTGGAGGACAGGCATTAGCATTACTTAAAAGTTCAGCAAGAGCAAAAGTAAAAGACATAGATACATCTCCCAGGTCAAAATACAATTACGGAACACACGTTGTTGCAACGGGTGGTCAGACTAACGACGGCACCGCTAGTGCAACGTTATTTGGATATATGTATAATAATGTAAACGATGCAAGTATTTTAGTAGACTTAAATCTAAAAGTCAGAGGAGACCCTTGGTATTTAGGTAAGCCTATGACATATCAAGAAGCAAGAGCACATACAAATCCGAAAAATAATGAGGCGGCTGAAGTACACAATGAGCCTACTCAAGACAAGTACATAAATTATGGCGGAGGCGATAATTACTTTTTGTTCACCATGCAAACACCCAGAGTCAGAGACCCAGATGTTGATGACGAAGATAATAACACAGGGTACATGAGTAGACAAGGTACTGCATTTTTTATAAGTGGAGTATATACAATTATGGCAGTAACAGCCAACTTTAGTGGTGGATTGTTTGATGTTGAATTAGCAAAAGCACCAAAAGTTACAGCACTAAGTTTATCTAAGATAGACATAACGGACAACTAAGATGGGTTATAAAGCAGACGAATATAGAACCAGTAGGAAAAATCCTGTAGAAAAGTTACGAGCAGATGCCGACTTGGATATGGGTATCTACATAGGTGAAGTAATTGTTACACCTAAAGATGAAAGCCACAGTGGACGTATTCCTGTTTATATTCCAATGTTATCAAAAGATAGAAATGATCCTAGAGGATATTTCAATTGTTATTGGAGTTCTCCATTTGCAGGCACAACACCTAGTGCAAAAGTAGGACCACAAAAAGAAAAATATCAAGACACAATGAAAACATATGGCATGTGGATGGTACCACCTGACCCAGGTAATTTTGTGTTAGTTATTTTTGGTGATGGTAAAAAGAAAAATCCAATTATTATAGGATGTATGTTTCCGGATCAAATGCAAAACATGGTTCCAGGAAATCCTGCAGGCTCAACATTTGGAACAGATGTTCCACTACCTGTAGCAGAAAAAAATAGAAGTTCCGATGACAAAAGTCAAGGTAAAAATGTTCAAAGACCTCTTAATCCATACATTACATATCCAATAGTAAAACAAGGATTAATAAAAGACACAGTAAGAGGTACAACAACTGCAGGTGCTAGAAGAGAAAGCCCTTCACAAGTTTATGGTATATTAACACCTGGTCCTATGGACAAAAATGTTGACACAAGTGCAATGGACGGAACAAACAGATTAGGTGGTCACAGTTTTGTAATGGATGACCATTTAGACCAAAGACATATTAGATTAAGAACAGCCGGTGGTGCTCAATTACTATTAGATGATACAAATGAAATTGTTTATGTTATTAATAGCCCTGGTACTGCTTGGGTTGAATTATCTAAAGACGGTTCTATAAATGTATTCAGTGACGAAGACTTAAACATGAGATCCACGTCAAATATAAACATTAGAGCAGACCACACAGTTAATATAGACGGTGGTGTTAGAGTAAACATAAATGCTGGACTATTAGAATCTGCTGGAAGTAATGTGGACACATTGAAATTAGGAGCAGAAACAGGCGGAGATATTTTCATACAATCAGGCGGAACAATAAATCAATTAACAAACAATACTATAAAATTAGAAACTAGAGAAGGTGACATCACAGCAAGAACACCTGCCACAGTTGCTTTGTTTGGAGAAAGTTCTATTAAGACAAAAACAACTGGTAGCACAACTATTCAATCAGGTGGAGACTTTTTTGCAAGTCAATCAGGAAGTGGTCATATTGTATCAGGTGGTCAAAGTTTTGTAAAAGGTTCAACAGTACATTTGAATGATGGTGGCTCTCAAAGCCAAGGAGTAGTGCCTGGTCCTATAACACCACTGACAGTGAATATTTTTAAAGATGAACCTATGAGTATTCCTGTATTTGCTTATGACCATGAGAACCCAGGAACTAAAAATCCAATACCAACTGGAGGTGTTAGAAAATCAGATCCAGGTGAATTACCTGCTGATATATCAGACCCAGCAAATAATTATAAAGATGAACGTGGAGAAAAAATAGATGTTGCAAGTACAACAACAATGATAACAACCAGAGAACCTTGGTTTAATCATTTAAGAGAAGATAAGACAGTACCTACTCCATACACTCAAAACCAACAAGATGTGGACAGAGATTTAGGAAGAAGATATCCACCAGCAACGTCTGGTACAGGTTATGAAGGACCTGATAGTGTTGTCAATGATGACGGTACATATGAACTAGGCACTGGATTTGATGGTGTTAAAGGAGGTCAATTAGATGAGCATGTTAGAAAGCAATATTTTGATCCAACAACAGGTGCACCTAAAACTCCTACAACTGCTTTTCAAATGACACCAGACTATGCAACCATGCCAAATATGCAATGTAAAACAATGGCAGGGGGTGATTTAAAACAAGCATTCGAAGGACAAATTTCTCCTGCACTTACAGACGGTATATCAACATCATGTCACTTTAGTGCAGATGAGGTACCATTATCATTTGCAGGTGATTTTGATAATATACCACCAGATATGGGCGGTGCTACAGTAATGGGATATAAACACATATTAGGAGAAGAAGAAAGAGAAGCAGGTTGTATTATGTTTGGAGATGGAAAAAACTTCGATCCATTGGCTGACACAACTTTATATCCTGATAACGGAGCAAAACCTATTAGTGCAAGTGAAGTATCAAAAATTATTGCTAATGAAGGACCAGGAAAAGATTTAAGTAAATATGGACTGCAAAAAGCCAGCACAGTATTTCCAGAGTTTGGTAGCAATGATACTGCTTATGTTTTAAAAGATAACAAAATGAAAAGTTTTATCACTGTAAACGGAAATAAACATGGTATAAGCAAACAGGCTAGTAAACGTTTATTAGCAAATGATTTAATTCAACATGGTATAGGTGTACAGCGAGTTGTTAAAAAGCCAATGTCTTTAGGACAAATGGCAGGAATGACTATGCTACATCATCACTTAGGACCAACTGTATTTAGAACTCATCCTGTGATTAGTTTAATGAATGGCAGTAATAATAGCACTAAGAAAAACATTGCTAGAATGTTCCTTTATGACAGAGGTGATTCATACGACTATGCTTCTAAAGGGCAATTAATGAGTTACTTGTTTCAATCTTCAGACAAGATGTGGCCTAGAATTGTACAAATATTGGGAACCCAAAAAGAGTGGCAATGGAAAGCCTCTGATGTAATAGACTTACATCGACAAGCAAAACGACTTAGACCTTACAGTTAAATTTTTCTTTTAATAATCTTAATTCTCTTTCTAAATCAGAAACTCTAACGTAGGCTCTGTATTTGCCGTCTTGTTCTTCTTTTACTGATTCTCTCAAAAAATCATTTTCTTGTTGTAATGCTATCAAATTATTATTTGCTTGTACTAGCATTACTCTAAGTTCTTCTTCAAGTGTATTATTTAATGTTGTGTTTACGTTACTCACTTAAAACTCCAAAGGTGTGATGTTTAATTATATTTACCGTGTCATAACACAAGAGTACTTCGTTGTGGCTCAAAGGAACTTCAATTGTTTTGCAGTTTGAAAATCCTTCAGGTACTGACCTTTGAGTCAACAAAGTAAGTAATCCATCATTGGCGGCACCCATACCTGCTAAATCATTTCCTGAACCACCTTCTGCTCCAGTTGTTACTACATTCAAAATTGGGATATCTAATTTTAGTTCTTGTATAGATTTTATAAAATTACTGTTAGGCTTCATGTTCATAAACAATTTGCTTTGTCTAAAAACCATACTGAGCCAACCAGCAGTTCTACTTCCGTTCCAAGGAGAACTTAATGTAACTATGTTTTGAATTTTATCATTTCTACTAGCAAACAATGATGCTAATAATCCACCATAACTATGAGAAATAATAAAAAATGGCTCAACACCAAATTTGGCATGAGTTTTCATTTCAAATCTTTTAAGAATATTCTCTGGATCTTCCTGTGTTTGATATTCTAATTCTATTAAATTGTGTTCAGGTAGAAAGATTTGTAAGTAATTAAAACTGTGTCCGCTCTGTCCCGAGCCATGAATGAATGCTACATTAGGTAAGTTCTGCATCTACGATAAGTTTCTCCATGTCTAAAAGTTCTGATGGAATGGAGTTTTTGGGCTGACCAACCATATTGACCATTTCAAATAGTACATATTTCTTGGTGTGGTAGTCAAAAATACCGATGGAATGCACTCTTTTATTGCGGTAGTGCATCATTTTACGGAATCTTGGACCGTATCCTGTAGTCCATTTATATCCGTTTTCCGCAATAAGTTTGTTGGCTTTATGGGCCTGTTCAACAATGTTGTTAAACTTTTCTAGAATGTTTTTCATTTGTTTTCCTATGTATGACAAAAACATGCATAATTTCTTATGCTCTCAGTATTATGTAGTAAAACATTACCAAAGTCAACCTTTTTTTTGGCTATATTAAAACGTGTTTTAACTGACATAGATAAATATTGATATGGCAAACATTTACAAAGGCTTTAGTACAAAGGACAGGATTAGACCACCATACACATTAACAAATGGTGAGGCTGTAAAAACTGACCTACTCAATGAGTTATATACCAGAAAAGGCGAACGTGTAATGCGTCCTAATTATGGTACATCAATTTATGACTTAATAATGAATCCTTTAGACGATTATGTTGAACAAGAAGTAAGAGAAGAAGTTCAACGTATCTGTTTGAAAGATCCTAGAGTTGAAATTGAAAGTGTATTTACGCAAGTAATAGACCACACAATTAGAGTTCAAGTACAATTATTATTAAAGCCTTTTTTAGATGAAGATACCTTGTTTATAGAATATACACAAGATAGCAAAGAGATTTAAACATGGCATTGAGCAACAGACAGAACAATTTATTCGCGGCAGAAGATTGGGACGTAGCCTATCAGGCATATAGCCAAGTAAACTTTCAAGCATACGATTTTGAAACAATTCGTACTGCAATGATTGAATACATTAGGACTAACTTTCCAGAAAACTTTAACGACTACATTGAAAGTTCTGAGTTCATTGCTATCATAGAATTGTTAGCATATTTGGCTCAAAGTATTGCATTCAGGATGGATGTTAATACTAGAGAGAATTTTTTAGAAACTGCAGAAAGAAGAGACTCAGTATTCAAACTAGCAAGACAATTAGGATACAATCCAAAAAGAAATATTGCGGCTAGTGGCTTGCTTAAAATAGTAAGTATTTCAACAACAGAACCATTAACAGATAGTGCCAGTACACAAATTGGAAACAGAACTATCACATGGAACGATGCTAACAATCCAGATGCATACGAACAATTCATTACAATAATGAATAGTGCATTTGGTAATGTCAACAGATTTAGTAAACCTGTAAAAACAGGTTCAATTAATAAAATTATTACCGATTTATATGAAATTAATACTGCAATCAATCAGCCATTTGTTTACAAGTTTAAAAAGAATATAAACGGTATTAGTAGAGACTTCGAAGTTGTAAATGCAGACTTTGAAGACAACAGTCACTTTTACGAAAAACATCCTGATCCAACTAATAACTTTGGTATTGTTCATAGAAATGATGGTTTAGGATTATCAAGTACCAATAACGGATTTTTCTTAATGTTCAAACAAGGTACTCTTAACTCTGCAGAATTTAATTTTGAAGATCCTGTAGAAAATAGAAGACAACTTATTGGTGCAGAAAATATAAACGAAACGGACGTTTATTTCCAACAAGTAAGTGACCAAAATGTAGTTTTGACAAAGTGGCAAAAAATTCCAAATACAGTTGGACAAACTTTACAATTTAATACTTTAGCAAAAAACACTCCTTTATTGTATGCAATACAAAACGTAGGAGTAGAAGGTATTGAATTACAATTTGCAGATGGAAACTTTGCAAATGTTCCAGTTGGAAACTACAGAGCATTTTATAGAGTAAGTGCAAATGAAAGATACAGCATACAACCAGATGATGTCGGCGATGTCGTAACAACTGTGCCTTATGTAAATCAAAGAGGTGAAAGTTATGTCTTAACAATTACATCTAGATTGCAAGTAGCAATCAACAATGCATTGCCAGAAGAAACATTAGCAGGTATAAAAGAAAGAGCACCACAAAGTTTTTATGCACAAGACAGAATGGTGTCAGCACAAGATTATCAAGTGTTGCCTTTAGCAAAAAGCACAAACATAGAAAAATTAAAAGTTACTAATAGAACACATGCAGGGCATAGTAGATATATTGATATTACAGATCCTACAAGTACATTCCAAACTACAACGTCAATTGCAGAAGATGGTGCATTGTACAAAGAAAATATTTCAGGCTCAGGATCATTTATCATAGACAACAACAATACGGCTGTTGAGCAAATTGAAAAAGTACTTCCGCTGTATCTTAAAAATCTAGAATTACAAGATTTTGTGTACAGTGACTTTAGAGACCAATGGAAGGCTACACAACCAAATAAATTTTTACTGGATCAGTATGGTATAAAATGGAATACATTACCAAAAACTGACAGAAACGATACAGGATATTTAACAGAGACATTTACTAATGTAGGTACTGTTAGTGACGTTAATATAGCAAATCCAAATTTAGCATTAATACAGCCAGGGCATTTAATAAAATTTGTTGATCCAAATGATATAACAAAATATCAATGGGTAAAAATTGTTTCTATTAGAGACAATGGTAGACGTGTAAGTTCAAGCACAACAGCAGATGGTCCTTTTAGACTTAGTGAAAATGTAAAAGACGGATTTTTAGGTAATGAAATTATTACAACATTAAGAACAAGATTTTACGAAGTTGAACAAGCAAGACTTAAAACAGCAATCGAACGTAAACAAACATTTGGTTTAGGTTACGATGCAACTGCTGATTTATTTTATATTATTAACAATAATAATTTAGACTCTAAGAGTACTTTTAGTGTAGGTAATGCAAAAGACACATCAGGTAATCAAAGAGACAGAAGTTGGATTATAAAATTTACATATGAATCTATAGATACATTATCATATAGATATAACGTAGAATTACGTGGAACAAGATACATTTTTGAAAGTTTTGAAGATGTAAGATTCTACAACATAAATGAAAATAGAATTGTAGATAGTTTTACAGGTAGAGCAAAATACGATACACTAGAACTACCAACAATGAATACAAAAGGTACCAGTATAGAAACTTTTGAGTGGAGAGATACATCAACAACTCCAGACTTTATTGGAGACAAATGGTATTCAACTAGTGATGGTGTAACATTCTCTGATATACCTTTAAAAACCAGAAGTATAAAATATGACCAAGTTGAGATAGACGTTAATACTAACTTTGGACTATTCCGAAACGCAGATTCTTCGGCTAATGTATTTGTAAACAATTACAATATTACTTTAGGCACAAATTTTGACACGTCAGATTCTACAAGTAATATAAACGTTACTATTGCAAACAATACAGGTGTAATACATAGTTTACCAGATAGCATAAACATCGATTTTACCAGTAGTACATTTGGTCATAACATTTTAGATGCAAACGGTAACATCAGTTATAAGCATAACAATACAGTATATACAGCAGGTAATATTGCTAACATGGGCGGAGGTCACATTTATGTTGCAAACGCAAATGTTTCAGGACAAACAGGTACATTAGTTGTAACAAATTTTGATACAAATAGACACTATGCTTTAGACAGCAGTGGTTTATCAAGTAAAGACGTTATAAACATTAATTATATAAGGTCAAAGGACAAATTAGATAAGCCTATTACATGGGCGGCTGTTAAAAACTTTACATACTCAGACGGACATACTGATGCAAGAAAAGTACAAGTAACACCGTTTAATTCAACAAATGATGACAGTCCAGATAATCCAATTCAATTTTCGGATTTTGTTGGGCCACAAGATATTGTATTATTTGAAGATTTCAACAGTTTCGATGGATATACATATACAAAACCTGTAAAAGCAGGAATATTAGATTTAAGAAGAGAACCAGGTGTAAACTTTAGCACTGACTATACAAGAATAGCAGGTGATTCGACTGGTAATGCCGAAGGACTAACTGGAACATATTATAATGTTGCAGATTATGAATACTTTTTAGTAAAATCAGAAAGCATCATTGGAGCATCGAACGGTTTTGATAATACTGCTGGAAAATTACATAACAAAAAAGTTTATGCTGTAGACACAGGCAAAGTATATTTAATGTCTTACAGTAGTACAAATTTACAAGTAGTAAACCACTATGAGAGTTCTACACACAGAGCAAAAGTTGGTAAGAGTTTTACGCAAAACACAAAAGAAGATAAAGTAGATAATGTTTTGTTTAAGTGGACTCACATTGCAAACAATGACCAACGTATTGATCCTAGTATTAGTAATGTACATGAAATGTTTGTACTAACTAGCACATACTATGAGCAAGTAAAAGCATATCTTAATGTTCCAGGTACACCGTTCCCAGAAGAACCTAGTACACTAGAACTTGAAACAGAATTTCAAAATTTAGAAACATTTAAATCAGCAAGTGACCAACTTTTATTTAAGAGTGGTAGATTTAAAATGTTATTCGGCGATGATGCCCCAGCAGAATTACAAGCAAGATTTAAAGTTGTAAGATTGCCAGGCACAAGTTTAAGTGATAACGAAATTAAAACAAATATTATTAAAGCAGTAAACAAATATTTCAATATTGATAATTGGGAGTTCGGTGATACTTTTTACTTCACAGAACTCAGTAGTTATATACATCAAGAAGTAGGTAACACAATAGGAAGTATAGTAATTGTTCCTAAGAAAGCATCAGGTGTATTTGGAGATTTATTCCAGGTAAAATGTGATAGTGACGAACTGTTCTTAAGTACAGCAACAGTTAATGATATTGACATTGTAGATAAAATTACAAAAGAAAATATTAAACCAAACTCTGCTACACCTTCGTTTACGTCATACAAGAATCCAACGTCAGAAGTTGGACCTTTTGCAATTAATGGATACTATCCATTATATCCGACAGAAGAAGCGGCTAACTTTGCAGGTAACGGAACAAGTCATCAACATGATTTCTTTGGAAAAACATTCTACATGCCAAACGGTATTACATTCTATCATGGAAACTACACAGAAGAAGAAGGTACTGCACAAGCATCTACAACTTCAACAAGTGATGTAACAAATAATACTATTTCAGGTACAAGTGCAACAAGTGGATCCGGCGGATCTAGTTACTCAGGCGGAAGTGGTTCCGGCGGTAGTGGCGGCTCCGGTGGAGGTGGAAGTGGATATTAAGACTAATGGCTGAAAAAAAATATACAAAATTACCGGTTACCCATCAGACTCCTGTAATCAAAAACTTTTTTGATACTACAGTCGAGCAACTATTCAGTAAAGCAAATATTGAAAGTGTATCTGCGTACATAGGTAAAAAAGACGAAGACCTATTTACAGCAACAGATACATATATCCTTCAACCTACTGCTGACAGAGATAAGTTTAGTTTAGAACCCGTAGTAAACAGTATTGACCAAGAAACAGGTTTAAACACCAACTTGATGTTTTATGAGGATTACATCAATGTATTAAAAAGTTATGGTGTAGATACAAAAAATCAAAACACATTGTTTGATACACAGGCATATTCATTTATGCCTCCAATTAACGTTGACAAATTTATAAATTATCAAGAATACTTTTGGAGTCCTGCAGGACCTACACCAGTTATTGTTTCAGGCACAAGTACAAATCCTATCAATATTGAAAAAGATATTTTAGGTAAAAAGTCTTACACAACACCTCAAGGTACAGTATTAAAAAATGGCATGGTTGTTACTTTTAGTGGAAACTATGTAATTCCAACTAGATTCAAAGATGATAAAAGATTTATTGTAGAAGGTGTCGGTGAAGGAATTATACTGCATAATAAAGAACAAAACTTTGCTACAGTTTTCAGTACTGAAGACTATATTCCGTATGACCAAACAATTATAGATCCTAATAACGATACACTAATAAATGATACTAAATTTTTAAGTGGTGGTCTAGTAGGTGTTACAAATTATATTTCAACAGACGGCACATGGCCCACACCTGATTATACAGAAGACCAAGTAGATGCTACAACAAGACAGAAACTTTGGGACGGTTATGTTGCACCAGTAGGTTCTTTCTTAAGATATGTAGCAGGTGGTGTAGGAGCATTTGATACTATGCCATATGATAGTGATAATACTCAAGAAAATACAGACTACATTGTTATGCAACGTGCATCTAAAGACAATAATGTATGGAGTAGAATTAACTTTTGGCATCACAAACAAAACTTTTTAGATGTTGGTGACCAATTACCTGCAAAAGACAAACGTGCTATTAGACCTATTATTGAATTCGACAGAGATATAGAATTATATAACTTTGGTACTTTAGGAAAATTTGCTGTAGAAATAAGTGCTGAAGGTTCGAACAAATCAGAAGTACTAGGCAGACCTAACGGTTCCACAATAGATGATGTTACTTTACAAGTAGGTAACTTTATAATGTTCCCAGGAGAAGAAACAAATGTTGCACAACATGTTTACTTGATTGGAACAGACGGAAGTGAAAACGTAACATTAACTAGAAAACCTGCTGATAATAATCCTGCTGGAGCAGTTGACGGTGATTCAAACTTTGTTCCTTATACTGCGGCAGTTGGTGATGTTATAACAGTAAAATTTGGTGCAAGATACACAGGTATAGAATATTACTGGTCAGGTATAGATTGGAAAAAAGGACAACAAAAATCTAAAATAAACACACCAATTAAATTTAACCTTTATGATAAAAATAAAGTAGCATTAGATAATGATAGTACATATCCTAGCAGTACATTTGTAGGTAATGAAATCTTTGGTTATACAAAAGCAACAACAAATACAACTGAAGATCCTGTGTTAGGATTTCCTTTAGAATATAAAAACTTTAATAATTTTAGTGAAATATCTTTTACAAACTATATTGATGATTATTTTTATTCATACGTTCCTTTTGGTGGAACTGCAAAATCTCAAATACAAGGATATTTGTATTACAAAAAAATAGAACAAAATGGAGACATTACATTTGATACAGCATGGCGTCCATTAAAGGAAGATTTAAAGCAAAAAGTTGAAGACAGATATGTTATAAAAGATGCAGACGTATCAAATGAAAAAACTCTCTTTCACATATCAGCAGTTCCGAAAAATAGTGATAGTAACGAATTAGGACTAGTAGAAAAAAGTATTAGAGTTTATGTAAATGGTGTACGCAAAACTGACTTTAGTTATGATGCAAGTCAAGTTGCAATTAAATTTGCTTCGTTTACATTTAGTAAATTAGATATTATAGATATATTTACTGAGACTGTTACAGGTTTTGTAGAAAGTTCAAAAACAAATGGAAGATATAATGTTGCAAAAAGTTGGCACAGTAATTTAGACAATGTTGATTTACTAACTGTATCTCAGCCTGAATATTTAGAGCATTTTAAAAACTTTGTAGAAAATCAAGAAGACATTACAGGCGATCCTTTAGGTGGTAATAACTTTGATAATATTTCAAAAGATTTAAAATATGCCGACACATTGATTCAATCAGATGATGATTTACAATTATCTGCATTCTTGTTTAGCAACGATAAATTTAATATCAAAGACAGTATAGATTTTTGTGCAGAAGAATATGTAAAATATAAAAACAGATTAAAAAAAGAAATTGTAAAATTTGTAGATAACAATGATTATTCCAATATGTCTTATGGAGAGATGTTGGAACTTGTGCTAGAAAATGTTATTGCATTTAATCAAGGAAAAAATGTTTTCAATGATACCTTTATGGCGGCATTTGGAGACCAGTATATAGAAGAAAAAATTGTTATTAACAATGTATTGAAAAAAGAATATACATTAACAAACTATTTAGATTTAGATAAAGTAGAAAATACAATTTTTGTTTATGACCATGATGCAAACAACATAGAAAAATTATTGTGTGTCGATGTTGACTATAGTATATCAAGTGCAAATGGTGTAGTAACAATTACATTCGATCCAAGTTATGTTTTAACATTGGGTAACACAATAAAAGTTAGACTGTACGATACTAACAGAGAAAGTACACAGACTCCGCCTACACCTAGTGTATTGGGATTGTATCCACTTTATTATCCAGAAATAATAAATGACACATCATTTGTAGAACCAATACAAATGGTAAGAGGACATGACGGAAGTAAAAGTGTTGCAGTGGGCGACGTACATGATTATATTTTATTAGAATTTGAAAAACGTGTGTATAACAGCACATTACAACAATTTAGAAATAATGACAGTTTACCTGACTTAAACGTTACAGACATAAGACCTGGTAGATTTAGAAATACAGGCAGAAGTAGAGATGAGTTTTATGGATTGTTAAGAAATAATTTTAATTTCTATATAACAAGAAATGAAGTAGATTTTGTAAAGAATGAATTTTATCAAGCAGATAATCTATTTACATGGAATTACAATTACGGAACAGAAAAGCCTGCTCATTGGAGAGGTATATATGAATCGTGCTATGACACGGAGAGACCACATACACATCCTTGGGAAATGCTTGGGTTTGTTAGAAAGCCAAGTTGGTGGGAAACACAATACGGTACAGATTACAGTTACCCAACCAACAAAGCAATGTGGAAAGATTTAGAAGAAGGTATTATTAGACAAGGTAACAGAGAAAATGTTACAAATGATAGATATAAAGAAAATAATCCTTACAGAAGAATAGGATTAAAATTTGAAATACCAGTAGATGCAAGTGGTAATTTACTTGCACCAGCAAATATTATTAGCACATCATCAACTACAAAAACAATTACTTGGGTAGAAACAACTAGTGGTACTGCATCAGCAAGTGCAAACACATTTATAATAACTGATGGTTTATCTGTTAGTGAAGTTGGTTCTAATATTAATATTACAACTAATAACATTATCAATCATACCACAGGTACTTTTCCAACAACAGATAATACCAATTTTATAGAAGATAAAGAATTAAAGTACAAGGTATCTTTAAAACCTGCACAATACAATCCTGCAAATTCTTCTTATGCAAATGCAACTACCACAGGTAGTAGTGTAAAAGGTATTGCAGTAAACGGAGCATTGATAACAAATGCTAACACAGGTATCACTCACAGTGATAGCACTAGTTGGCACTACAATGCACTATACAGGAACGAAGTAAGCAGAGATAGTAAAGGTGGTGCTCCTGACAGTAATAATATTTACGGTTATGTGCAACCTAGTGCAAATGTTACAGGAGCAACAGGATATTCATCAACAGAACATTCACCAATCATAGGTTGGGCATTGGATGGATTTCCAATTTATGGTCCTTATGGATATGAGGATAGAGGAAATGTCTTAACCAATATAGTAAGAATAGAAAGTGGTTATAGTTTAAAAACTGTAAACAGAGACACAATAGCAACTGGCCCGGGTGGTTTGCCCACAGGTGAATTTATAGAAGATTATGAATATTCTTCAAACTCACATGGACTTGACCAATACAATGGTCGTTATGGTCCAACACCTGAATTCCCAAATGGAACTTATTACTATGTAGCAACAATAAATGCTGACCAAACACCAGCATATCCATATACTGTAGGACCTAGTTTTGCTGATACACCAGTAGACGTAACTACAAATGCAACAGGCACAACTACTTTAGATACTGGTACTGCAACATATAATTTAACAAGCACATTAACAACTACATATAGTGCTAACAGTTCACTAACGAATAAAGATTGGAAATACAGCGACGGTGCTCCTGTAGAAAATGCATGGAAAATATCAGAAGGATATCCTTTTGCTGTAGTTCAATCCCTTTTACTTGCCAAGCCAGGTAAGTTTGCCAGTGTGTTTGCTGATCCTAGAAAAATTGTTCGAAGTTCAGCAAACACCAACCATTTACTTGATAAAGATACTGGCAGAAGATTAAAAAGCAAAAATGTTAAAATACATGGCGAAGTAAATGGCAATGATGTAACCACATATACTGTTGGTTATACACAATTTATAGATTGTTTCTTAAGATTTCAAGGACTTAACACTACTGGTGAATTTGTAAGACCGTTTAGAAGTGTAAACAGTAAACTTGGACACAAGTTTGGTGGTTATGTAGATAAAGACACAATGACTGTATTCAGTGACAGTTATAGTTCAACAGGTAATAGTTCAAGTTTAATTCTTCCACAAGAAGATATTCAAGTAGATGTACATGTTGGACCTTATAGCACAACAAACGATTTCACAGGTGTATTAATTACTTTAACTGAAGATAAAAAATATAAAGTTGAAGGTTATAATAGTGTAAAAAGATTTTTTGAAATTGAAGAAAGTAATAAAGTAAATGGCAGACTAACAGAAGTAAGTGTTGGTGGTGAACCGGCTGACTATGCCAACTTTGATAATACAGCAAATTATCAACAAGGCACAATAGTAAAATCAGGATTTAATTTTTTCCAAGCATTAAAATTTGCAGGTAAAGGTGTAAGTGTAACAGATACAACTACATGGCAAAGACTGTCTTCATTGCCTATGGTTAATGCCGCAGAAGCAACATTGTATTTAGATGGTACAGGCAAAACTTTAAAAGTTGAATACGGCACAGTTTATGATACAGTGAACGAATTATTTGACTTCCTAATAAGTTTAGGAAGAAAACAATCAAGTATGGGATATGATTTTGGTGAATTTAATTCAGAAATAAATGATGTCAATGACTGGTTGTACAGTGGTAGACAAATGTTGTTCTGGAGTATTGGTAATTGGAGTCCAGGTAACACAATTAATTTAAGTCCAGCGGCTGGTGGTATTAAGTTCTCATCTAAAATGGGAAGAGTAAGCAAAATTATAGATGTTGACCAAAGTCAATACAGCATACTTGATGAAGAAGGCAAAAATATTAAAGCCACAGAATGCGAGATTATAAGAGACGGACAGAATTTAGAAATAAGACCTCCTGAAGGCAAACAAATTTATGGCTTAATATTGTACACAAATGAAATTGAACATGCAATGACAGTTTCTAATAAAACAATATTTGGCGACACAATTTACAATGATGTTCTAAACCAAAGACAAAGAAGATTAAAAATTAAAGGTAAAAGAACAAAGAATTGGAACGGAACATTAACAGCCGAAGGTTATGTTATTACAACAGATGGCTTGAAGCCAAACTTTGATACACTTGCAGGCGATATGGGCAAATACAATGAAATTGGACATGTGCCTGTAGAAAAACAAGTTTATGAAGCAAGTAGAAGACAGTATGGTTATAATGAAAGAAAATATTTAAGAGAATTTGAATTAACGCAAGATGACCAATATGATTTTTATGTTGGTATGATAAGAAGTAAAGGTACTAAGAACAGTTTAGAAGTATTGTTGAACAGTGAAAAAGTTTTAGTACCAGGTAGTGTTAATGTATATGATGAATGGGCTCTTAAGTCAGGTGATTTTGGTGATGTAGATAATTTCCAAACAATTGACATGAAGATTACTGATTCAGAAATTACAAATGAAAGACAATTAATACAAATTGCATATCCAGAAGACACAGTAAGTAAAGTTAAAGAAGTTGAAGTTTTAGATAGAACAACTAAATTCTATCAAAGACCTTTCTTAGAAATTGAACCACCACCTGCGGAGATTCCAGGAAGTTTTGAATATGGCGGAGGTACTACAGCACAGGCAACTGTGAACATTGGTGCTGATGGTAGAATTTCAGATGTAACAGTTACTGAACCAGGATATGGTTACACAATTAATCCGTCAGTGACAGTTATTGCCGCTCAGTTATTAACAGCGAATATTACAACACAGTTCTTAAAACCATATGCAGTATCTACTTCAAATGTAAATGTTAGTGCATTAGCAAGTGCAAGTAATATTTTAATTACAGACCACTTCAGTGCAAATACAAATACTGAAATTGATTTAAGTAATGTGTCCACAACTGAAGATGTTGTGACAGCAATTAATACTACAGCAGGTGTAAATGCAAATATTGTTGCATCATCTGTTAGAACAATAGCAGGAAATGTTGAAAGTTTCTATCTCACAATTAAAGGTGACGATTTCACACTTGCAGAATCAGGTGCTGGTAATACATTAGCAAATGTTTTAAACATAGAAAGCAAACGTTATCAACCTAGACAACGTTACAGTTTTGAAACTGCAAACAGTACAGCACAAAACGATGTGATTGTTACTGTAGATGGAAATGCTACAACAGGAGGCACTGATTGGGTATTTGATGCAGGTAGTAGAACAACTATACCAGTTAATTCTTTATTATCAGGAAATGTATCACAGTCATACACATTTACTCCAATAGATGTATCAGATGGCGAATCAACAACAGATGCTATTGCGGCAGACAACTTAACAATTATAAACGGTAGTTACCCTCACATTGATGTTGAAATAAATGGAGTAAAATTACCAGAGACAAACGAAGAAGCATTGTTTACTATAACAAGTAATGCTTCAGCAAATACATCTACAATTAACTTTTTAGATGTTGGTGCTTTACCCAACGCACCTATACAGCCTAATTCAAAAATTGAAATTATAGAAAGAGGCACAATAGACTTAGAAGACACTTATCAAGGTGACTTGCCTGGAAGTTCAATGAACATCAAAGTACAAGCCAACGATGCCTTAGCGGCTAAGTTGGAACAAATGAGAACATTTGAAATTTATCCAGATGCTAAAGGTGACGCCACATTATTAATTGACGTTGACGATGCAGAAAGGTTACCAGTAAGACCAACAGACATGGCAGAAAAAGGACTATGGCCCACAACGTCAAGTGTTAGTTATTTGGGTATAGTAGATTCTAAATACAACACATTGCCTAATGCAGGTTATGTGTCCAGGTATAATGTTCAATATCAAGCATTTGACATTTACGATTTTGAAAATTTATTTGATGTTACACAACTAGATAGTGCAACACAACTACCAAAAGAAGGCAACGTAGTTCACTTTGCTAAAGGTGAACATGAAGAGTTTGATGTTTACAGATTGTCTAACACTAGTTCAAATGTTTCTTATATAGAATACGATGAGGGTAAAGGCACAACATTCCTATGGACAGATAATAGTTTGTCCAATGTGATTTTAGATGGTAACGAATTATCAAATACTAGTGCAGATTACGACCATACAAAATGGTATGATTATGTATTAGCACTAAAAGGAAAATATATACTAGATCCTTATCACAAAGAATTACAAACAGTAGAAGGTAATCCAGTTTATGTTACAGACCAATTAGAAGTTGACCACCCAGTTACAAGATTCGTAAGTGAGGAAAAGGTTGCAGAATCATTTGTTGAAATGGGTAACATTACTCATACAGTACCTGACGTAAAAAGTATTAAAAGTATTGTACCACAACTAAGTGGTAATATTATAAGTGCAACACCAGTTGCTATACAAAATGCAACACAATTTGCAAGAGCAAATGTTATTACAGCAACTTCAAATATTTCTATAGCAAGAAGTGTAGAAGCAGATCCAAACACACAAATTGTATTCAATAATAGATTAACATTTGATATTGGTAGCGGAGAAATAGAAGGTGTACAACTTGGAGACTACTTAAAGTTTGCAGACTCAGGAGGTTCAAACCTAAATGCAAATGTTTTCCAAGTTGCTAGAATAAAACCTGAAGGTAAAGTTTCATTATATGCAAATGCAACAGTATTGAATGGAATGACATCTATAATTCCTAAATCTACATTATCATTTATAAACTTTGGTAAAAACAGAGAAGCAAATGCCAATGTAGATTATGCAGTACAAGTTGTTGCTAAAGGGCACGAATTTAGAGAAGGTGATAATGTTGTATTCAACGTAAATAATTTAGGTGGCTCTGCAGGCACAGAATTTACAATCAAAGATAGCAGAACTGACAACACATTCTTTTTAGAATCTGCACGTTTTGGAACTAATACAGCATTGAATGTTATCACTGATAGTGCTACACTTTCACATGCAAATACAAAAATAAAAATTACAGCAGTACCAAATGAAATGTCAACTAAGGGAGGAAGTTTTCCATTAGGAGAACATTTACAGCCTGGACTTAGTGTTAAGTTCATAGATACATCTGGAACAGAATTAAATGGTAACTCATTTATTGTAGATAATGTAAGAAGAGAAGTTACCACAGTTGACCAATTAACATCTGCCACAGGAGTATTTGCAAATGTTACTGCACCTATAATTAAAACAGTTGAAAGTGCTGTATCTAATAATACACTTGTTCCAGTAGTAGATTCTACTGCAATAGAAAATAATATATTGACACCTGTTACACCAGGTATGTACATGTGGACAGAGGACTCTATAGATCCAGTAGAAGTAAAACAAGTAGCATTTGACCTAAGCAATGTTGGTAGTGAGCCTGTTAGGATTATTAGAGATGCTAATGCAACAGCAAATGTTATCACAATTTCAAACACAGATGGTATTAGTGTAGGAGATAAAGTATTAGTTTCAGGTGTTATAGATCCTTCTTCAAACATCACAGTTGCAAGTATTTCAGGATCAAACATTACATTGTCAGAAAACATACAATCAAAAACTAACATACTAACTCCACCATCAGGTTCACCAGAAGGTACAACAATCGTAAACGATGACTTTAGTACATTTAAAATTGTTTTAGCAAATGGCATAGAAATTAGAAGCGATGAAGCATTAAAATTCAGACATGATGGTGATGGTAAAGTTGCAAATGTAGTGTTAGCAGAGCCTGTTACATTAGACATGAATTCTACTGTACACTTTACAAGGGCACAATATGAAATACCACAATTAGATGGACCTGAAGTAACAAAAGAAGTTATTGTGTTTGACATTGAACCAGGAACTTACACAGGTGGTGATTTAACTGAAGCAAATCTTTCTTACACAATAAATGAAGGAACAGAATTTTCAGTTGATGCAGACTTGTCAAGTTTCCCTGTAGGTGAGAAAGTAAAAATTAATGCTGGTGGAATTTATGATTCATTTACAAGAACATTAAGAGTAACATCGAATGCAAGTGCAAATACTTTCACAACTATGCAAACAAAGTTTGAAGAGCCTAAACAAACATACAGAGTATCTGCAAATGTAAGTAGCAATGTTACAATAACAGTTGACCAAGACACGAACACAATCGCTCCTGGAATGCAAGTAGAAGGTACAGGAATACCAACAAACACAAAAATTGCAAATATAATTGGTAATACAGTTTTCACAGTAGACAATAATGTAACAATAACAGAAGGCGATGATATAAAAATTTATCGTACAACATTCCAAGACGCAACATTCATGTCAGCGAACACCGTGATTACAACAAGAGAGGATCACTCATTTGCTATAGATGGATCAGACAAACTATTGGGTAGTAATGTTCAAGTATATATGATGAACCCAGATTACTATAACGACACAATGAAGGTTGTTGATATACCAACAGCAAACACAGTGGTCGTTGACTTTCCTGCATTTGCACATCCATATACTACAGGTGGATATACATACCTATCAAGATTTGATTATGAAATATATGGTACAGAAGCACCAGGTGTTACAGGAAATGTAGATTGGACTCCATTCTTTGTTGCTAATCACTTAGGTAATATACAACTTAATAATGCAAATGTTGTTACTAATGCTTTCCCTTTCCATAGTGTAGAGCAGTACTTGAATGATATTGCTGACCAAATGCACACTAAAGCAGGTATGATATCAAGCAAAGGTTCATTCAGTATAGATATACCATACATTGATGTTGGTTTGAATATGAATTATAACATTATGGATACAGGTTCTACGTCATATCCAGGTTTTGATGCATTTCCGTTATTTAAAGGTACACAGATTTACAATCCATTTGACGGCACAACTAACATGGCACATCATGGTCCGGACTTAGCAAAAATGCAAATGGATCAGGCTATAAGAGACCATAATGCGGCGATACAGATGCAACAAGGAATGGATCAGCAGAGAGCAGATTTGGAAGCCGCTAGACAGGCTCAAGAACAAATTGTTGAACCTCCTATTATTGTGTGTCCTCCACAAAAGGTAGTTGAAGAACCACCAAAGCCTACACTTACACCACAACAAATTGCGGCTCAGGCATTATTGGCTCAAATGGATTTCCAAGCACAATATATTTTACCTCATCAGCAAGAAATTGTAAAACCACAAGCACAATACTATGTAGAGGCACAAGGTACTCAATATGATGCGGCAGGTGGTTACTCAGTAGGAGGACCTAGAAATACAGGAAGTGGCATAGAATATGGTCCAGGTGACCAATCATATGGTTCCTCTGAAATGGTTTACAACTATGAAACAGGAGAATGGGAGAGTATTCCATCAGGTCACAAATGGACACAAGGCGATGTAGAATACACAATGATGAGTGACGGCACTATACATGGTGACAATGGCACAATTTGGGCAACAACAGGAACCAGAATATCATCAAACGGAATGACCGGACAATTAGATGGTACATACAAAGATTATGGATTAACAGGACTAACAGATACAGGTTCCAAAAAACCAGACCCACAACTTAAAGCAAAATTTGCCTTATTCAACAAAGATTATACTCCAGGCTTTGGTCCTAATCAAACATACCCAGGTGGTGGAGCAGGATCTTCGTTCTCTATGGGAACAAGTGCAAATAGAAAAGATCCGTATTTAAAAATAGAACATGCTGACGCAGATTGTACAACATTAATACGACACGAACACGACTTTTTAGAAATTTCCAGAGAATGTGTATTAGATGAAAATGGCAGAAATCCAGAAGGAATACAACACATAAAGTATCAATGTCAAACACATTTACACAATGCAGGCAATGATTCAGGCTGTGAGTATGCGGCTTCAAATGGTATCTATATAGAAGAACACAGAGGGGTAGCAGAATGTACGAAACCATATGGTGGATACACTAGTGCTCAGTTTAGTTCATCATCAGTTAATGAAGGTGCTTCTACAGTTTACACAGTTCGAACAGACCAACATGTGGAGGACGGAACAAAAGTCACAGTAAACGTAAGTGGTAGTGCAAGTTTGGCAGACAGTGATTTAGGAACAACAAGCAGTTTTGTAATGACAATTAATAATCAAAAAGCCACCAAAACTATAAACTTTACTGCTGATGCAACTACAGAAGGTGCAGAAACATTAATCTTTACATTAGCAGAATTTGATGATGCCAATAACCCAACTGGAAAAAGAAAGGCTACATTAACAATAAACGATACAAGTTTAGATCCAGTGCCAACATATAACAATATTACTATAAGTAAAAATACACTAAATGAAAATGGTGGTACTGTAGAATTACAAGTTACTGGTGAACACTTAACAGATGGTGCAACTGTTGTTGCAACTGTGAGTGGCTCAGGTATTACAAGAAGCGACTTTACAGCAGGTAGTGACCTAAACAGTAATTTACAAATGACATTCACAATGTCTGACCAAGGCGGAAATGTATTTGTATCTGATAAAAAATTCATAGCCGCTATTGCTGATGTAACTACAGAAGGCAATGAAGCAATGACTATAACACTGGCAGGTGCAGACAGCAACGGTGCTAGTGCAGGATTACCAAACTCTGTTTCAGCAACAATTAAAGATACATCACTAACTCCTGTTCCACCATATGAGTGCGTGGACTATTACTTGTATCATAACAGCGGACCAGATCCAGAAACAACAAGTTTCTTGTGTACCTCTGATGTAAGCAAGACTCACAAACTGAAATTCCACTTTGATATGTAT